GTCATTGATAGGTTTTTATCTATTGTTATATGTTTCTCTTGTAAAGTAGGAGTTGGTACTGGAACATTTATTTGTGCAGAAACCTTCTCCATAACATCATAATCTGGATCAGGTAAAATATCTATTAATCCGTTAGATGTAATTGTAATCTCTTTAGTAGCTTGTACTGTAGGAACAACAACATCAACAGATACATTTACTTTCGACATACCATCATAACCCTCATCTGGAGTTACAACGAACTCAGCATTCTGAGTATATTCTACAGACTTCTCCTGTAATTTACATTCTTGAGCAGCTAAAGCTTCAATATCTCTTGAAGTTGTATTCTTTGCCACTTCTGGTGTTGTATATTTAATAGCCATTTTCTATAAAATATAAATAGTTAATTATCTGTCCATAAACAAAATAAGGGGCAAGTAAATTAATACTCGCCCCTCTTCTGTTGTTAAGCACCTACAACACTTTGAATAGCTTCAGCACTCAACTCATAAGGATATGATTCAGAGTCAGTAGCTAAAGTCAGCGTATAAGCGTTCTGATCACCTTTTGCAGTACCAGTAACACCCGTACCAGCGGAAGCGCTTACATAGTCATCTTTTCCTAAGAACCAGTATTTGCCATTAGAATCTTCTACAACAACTACAAGTTGTCCAATAGAAAGAGCAGCAATCTCGATTCTTTTCTTAGTCTCCATCTTTGTAAATACAAGAGCAAGCTCATTACTTACATAGTTGGTTCCTGCAGTTTCGTCAACGTTCAATGTTGAGGTTAGAGAACCAGTACCTTTGCGGAATTGGTAATTATACCATTTAGCATCTGATTCAAGAGTAATAGCTGAGATTTGATTAGTCTCATCATCTACAGTTACACTCTTAACATTATCGTACTGAGTAATCCATACCTGTTTGATACCACCAAGCGAAGATTCGCAATCCAGGGTAATACCAGCGATAGTTATTAAACAAGCCATATAATTTCAATCTTATTTAAAGTTAAACTCTATTGAAATTAGGCTTTGGCACCAAGAACTACCTCATCAGGGAATGCAACCTGTACACCAGCGTTAAATTCAATAGCTAATCTAAATTCGCGGAAATCTTGTGAATACCACAATTCAAACTTCTCTTCATCGTTCATCATATCGCAACCATAGAAGAAGTTCTTATCTAACTGACCAGCAACAATCTTATCAGTTCCATTAAGACCATTAACAGCGATTACTTTAACCTGCGAACCAGGAAGCATAATCTCACCATTAAGATTCTCACCACTATAGTGGTAGTAGTTCTTAGCAACTAACTCCTGGATAAATTTACGGAAAGTATCACTGCCAACTAAGATAGAAGCACCATCCAGAACCTTCTCAGGAATAGCGTTATAAACAGCCATAATGTCATCATAAGCAGATGCTCCAGTAATTACTACATCAACAACCCCATCAGCAGCACCAAGGATCTTTAACAGACCATCAAAATACTTCAGGTTATTTGTTTCAGAAGCAGTATCACCCTGCCAAATAGCAGTCTCAATAGCAGCCTTAACATTCTCAACTACTGCATTTACGAAATCCTCTTCAAAAGGAAGCGTCTTCTGACCAGCAGCTACTCGTACTTGATACTGAGTCCAGTATTTAAGCATCTCTTTATCACAATATGCCATATTGATCTTAATATTACCAGTAGCTAGAATTCTCTGAGAAAGAGTCTGAGTTCCAGCTTCATCCCAACCACAAGCTAGGCCATCGCCAAACTGAATAGCAGTTGATAACAGGTTAAGAGCAGCACTAGTTTTGATGTCAGTTTGAAGATTGAACAACGAAGCACTCTTAGCCTTTAATACAGCCTCTTTAATAAGAGGAAGACGTCTCTGCTCTACATAAGCAGTAAGACTAGTCATTACAGGACTATTTGCCATAATTTTATAAATAATTTAATAATTAACCAATAAAGTTTTTAAGCTTTTTATCAATAACAGGATTGCCAGTCATTATTGAAGCTTTACCTTCTATCTGTTCCTCAGCTGAAAATGCAGCACTCATTTTGCTCATCTTTTCAACCGTCTTTTCTGTAGCTTCAGATTTACCCTCTAATTCAGCTACTTTCTTAACAAGCTTATCAACAATGTCATAAAGCTCATTAATTTCGCGATGAATTGCATCAATTGCATCAGTTACAGTTTCTTTGTCACCATCAGTAGCTACTTCAGGATCAACTGGCTCTTCAGCAGTTTCTACCTTGCGTTTCCCACAAGCAGCATCAACTTCTGATTTAGCTGCTTCTTCTGGATCAACCTCAGCTTTAGGATCAGTTACAGACTCTACTTTACCGTCTTTAACAACAATCGTCTTTCCATCCTCAGTTACATACTCACCATCCTCAGCAGGTTTGTATTCTCCGTTCTCATCCTGAACATATACATCCATACCAGCGCGTAAGTCTTCATCTGAATCCCAAGTAAGTACTGCCTTATCAGTTTTAATATCACTGAACTTTGCAAGCATTTTAGCCAATTCAAGCTTGATTCTTGTGAATTTGCTCATTTAATTAATAATTTTAATGTTTAACTCTTTTTATCTTCTTAATCATATTAAGGATCTCTTTTATTTCGTCATATTCATCAGACTTTCTCTCTAAAGTAAATAAACCTTCAATTGAGAACCCTTTAAACTTACCAGCTTTAATTGCATCTCAAATAACTTGATTATCTACTTTATAAGTGGCAAATAAAGAACCATCAGGAACATCCTGGAATTCAACTGGAGATATTCCTCTATTAATATCCTTTACATAGATTTCTTGTAGAGTAATTCCATTTAAATCAGAATCTTCTAAATGTTCAATATTTACATCTGTAGTTCTCTTATCATACAGCATCTTCTCTGCCATTTTACGAAGAGTTTCCTTATCATACTGTATGTAGTATTCTCCGAGTTTCTCATCTCGTCTGAAAATTGGAGTATCACTTAACATTAAGCAAGATGTTACTAAATGCTTATCTTCATCCATCGAGAACTTCTGAGAATTACTAAAAGCAACCCAGTTAACTTGTGTAGCTGGTTTGCTTGTTAAAGCAACATATTCTATTCCATCACAATCATCAGTAATCACTGCCTGAAATAATGGAAGATCATTATAAGTAATTTCCATTTTTATTAATATATAGCACTTTATAAATTTGTAATATTTTTAGAATATCTAATGTAACCTTTTTACTCATATTTTGTAGTTAATAAGAATAAAAAAGTTACATTAAACATTTCTAGAATGAAGCATTAGATTCAGTAACTGCTACCTTAGTTTGAGCTGAAGTAATATCAGATTCAACAACATAACACTTAACTGGATTATTAAGTTCATCAGTCTCTTTATTTCCAAGTAAATTTCGAGTATACTCAACAGGAGCTTGTGTAAGTGCAGATGGAGCGGATACTGAAGATGATACATCACTACCAGATATTTCTTCATTTTCAATATTTTTAATTTGAAGTAATCCCATAGCAATAGCTGCAGCAGCAGCAATACCACCTAATACAGGACCTACTACTGGAATTCCTGCCATAGAGTTATAAGCATTCATTGCTGCAGAAGCGGTATTAAATACGGTAGATATTTTAGCTATAGACTTATAATTTTCCATAGCTTTTTCTCTCTCCTTTAATGACTTCTTGGAATTATTTGCCTCAAATTTATAGTTTTGAGCTACAGCATCACCTAAACTTCCTAATGCAGCAAAACTTCCTTGAACAGCAGCTACAATGTCTTTAATTTCATCTTTTTTAGCAGCCTTTATTTTTTCTCCATTAGCTACAATAGCATTTGCAGCAGCAGTATCATTTGCTTCTCTTTCTGCATTTAATCTTGCATACTCATTATTATACTCTTCTTGAGTTATTAAGCCATTATCAAACGATTCTTTTAAAGTGGTTTGTAATTCTCCAATTCTTTTATTATCTCTTTCGTAGAATCCTAACTGTATTTCAAGTAGCTCATTAGATTGTGTTATTCTATCGTTCTTTTCACTCTTTATATCTCCCGCAGTCTTGTATTCGTTTCCAAGACCTGCATTATGTGTATATGTCTTATTATATTTAGTATCTAACTCAGATTGCCTTTGATCAAAAAATCTATTCTCTCGTTCTCTAAGTTGTTCTAAAGAATTAATTCTATTATTAATTTCTTTACGATACCGCTCGTTCTGATTGTCTAGATACTCTTTATCATAAGCATCATTTATTTGCTTTAATCTCTTTCTATATTCCTCAACTGTTATAAGCTCTTTATCTTTAGCTGTTTTAAGAGCATCTAATTGATTTTGATATTTGGTATTTAATTCATCTAACTCTCTAGCTTCATCATCTAATAGCAGTTTTCTATTCTCTTCATAGAAATCATTGATAACCTTCAGTAAATCAGCGTTACGTTTCTTTGCATCTTCAATATTCTTTAGATAGTTAGCCTTAGCCTCTTCTCTGGCTTTACGCTCTGCAGAGATTTCCATCAGTTTAATCTTTTCATAAGTTTCTGAAGTTTTCTGCATTAAACTATTTCTCTTCTCTATATATGCATTGTAGATACCAGAAGCTTCGTCGTAAGCAGCTCTTTGATCATCATTTAACTTACTTAAAAAGAAATCAACTTCATTAGAACTAGTTTTTAATCCTCATTGTATAGCTTGTGAATACTCCTCCCAAGTGTCATATCCAGATTTCTTAAACTCTTTTCTGAAGTATTTATTACTCTTAAGTATATCTGTAAATGAATCATTATATGCTTTAGTTACACTTCCAAATTGCTGGAATAATTTAGCATCTAATTCACCTAATGCTTGAGCATAATCCTTTCAGATTTGTATTTCATTCTTTTTACCTTCAGCTAAATCTCTTTCTCTCTGTCTTTCTAATCCTGCAATTTCTGTATTAGCTTGTGCATAGCTAGTTCCTCATTGGTCTGTTATGTCTTTTAACCCTGAAATACTAATTTTTAAATCATCAACTCCAGATGCTGCTTTGATTGCAAAGTCTACTAACATTCCTAATGCTACTACTAATGCTCCAATACCTGTTGATATAATAGCAGTTCGTAGCACTCCCATCGCAACAGATAAACCTCCAGTAGCAGTCGTAGCACCAGCCATCGCAACAGATAAAGCCTTAAATGATTTTACTCCATTAAGAACACCTTCACCTAAACCCTTTAATCCTCCAATTCCTTGAACTATAGCAATAGCTGCTTGAAGCTTAACCATAGTTTTCTGGAGATTCTCTGTATCTCTTCCAAATAAAGTAAATGCAGCACTTACAGCCGAAACTCCACCTGCAAGACCGCCAGCTACTTGGTTAATACTATCAAAAGCTTTAACTGCATTTACAGTCTTACCTTGCATAGATTCAGTAGCTACATTAAGCTTGTTTTGTGCACTTACAAGCTCTTCAAGTTTTTTGGAATAGTCAGAACTACCAATTTCCAATGATTCAAGTTCGTCAGTCAAGCCAGCTACTTGTTCTCGTAGCTGCTTGATTGACTTTGTACTTTTAGTAGTATCTATATCTATTACCTTTTTAATTTCTTCAGCCATATTTAAATAGTAATATTTTTAATAGTATCTGCATTTAAAGTAAGTTCTTCCTCATATTTAACAACACTTGATAATTGTACTTCAAAATGGAATGGAACTCCTTTTTGAACATATAAATAGTACTCTCCAGTTGTTGCATCACAATATGTACTATCTACAAAGTTGTCATTATCTACATAGATATAAGGTTGTACATCTAATACTTTACCATCTGCATCTGTTACTTTTCCAGAAAGCTTTACTGATTTAGATGGATCAGGAGTTTGATAAAAATATACTTGTCCTAATCTTTCATAAATATCAGATTGAGCTACTAAACTTAAATAGAAGTTATCTTCAATATATTTAGGATTTTCATTATATTCAATAGTCATAGTACTAATTCCAGGTAATCCTTCCATTGGTGAAATATTTGTAATCTTCAAATTATTATACCAACTAACTTTCCAAGGAACATTAGATTCTATAGTTACAACTTTACTTCCAGCTTCATACCCTACAGTAACTTCTGGGTCACTTACTTCTATGTATTTACCTAAAGTAGATACTCCTCCTATATAATTATTGATGTCTTGAACTCTTATAAATTCACATCTGGTAGTTGCATCAGAATTAACATCATAAGCATCTATTTTATTTAATACCCAATAACTATCTTCAAAATAATAAAATTGTCTTAACATATCAAAGTTTACTTGTAAATCATTTAATTTTACAAAACAAGTAACTTTCTTAGTATTAACATCAAATTGATCAGTATAGAACTCTTTCCAGAATTGAGAATAAATAACACTTTGTTCTGGATATGCAATTTTATCTATATAAATTTCTCTTGGTAATCCAAAATCCCAACTAGATATTACATAATTACTTGATATATTATATCTTATGAATTGTGGTAAAGAGGTTCTTTTAATTGCAATCTTAGCACCAGCTTCATTAGTTTCTCTAGTAGTATATAAATAGCAAGGTTCAGAATCATTTAATACAGACATTTCTGTAACATCATCAGTAATCCAATATGTAATAGGATTTCCATCAATATCTTTCATCTCTACATTGCCATTATAGAACAGTAATGTCGATTTAATTTCTTCTAAACTTTGCTCATCATTATCTAATGAATAGAAACAAGTCTTTGCAAATATATCATTACCAGGAACATCCCACCACTCTGTAGTCTTAGATGAATCAATGAAATTTACTCCATAAAGATCCTGATCGTTTGTTTTTCTTTCAGTAGATGTAGAATGGAATAATTGATAAGTAATATTATCATTTAAGAAGCAAGGAACAGGTGAACTTGAACTATTAAAATAGTTTCTATAATACTTATCTACATCTCTTGCAGATATTACATTTTCATATAAGTTATCTGAGTATAAATCTGTATTATCACTATTAAAATTATATCCTGTATCTAATCTCTGTTGCCCATAAGTTATATCATACTGTTTATTATATTTCTTTGCATAATACGTCTCAGGAGCTTCTTGTTTCATAGTATATCACTTCTTATCAAATAATAATGGATTAACTGAAAAATCTTTTGAATAATCAATTCGTTTAGACCAATCTGTTATCTTATTTTTAAAGAAGTTGTTTCTGGTAAATATTCTAATAGTTTTGGAATCTATATCTTTAATAAAATATAATCCAAACATTTTAGCATAGCTAAGTAAATAATCCGCAGGTGTAGATTCTGTCTTTAAAAGCTTCTGCTTAGTAATAAGAGCATCAGATGTTACAGCCGATGGCCAACTTGCAATTAATGTATATTGATCTGAATCATATAAAAATTCAGATCATCCTGCTACTCTTGATGCAGTAACATTATTTGGGTTCATATTATCTGAAATCCATAAAGCATCTTGATTATAGAGACTTTCTGTTCTTCTGGCAAATTGAATTGACACCCTTATCTTATTTACTTTTGGCATATCTTTAACTACAAATCTAAAGGTATTGCTTCCCGTATCACTTTTAAAATAGTACCTCTGCCCACTATCTTTAACAAAATGGCCATAAATAGCCTCAACAGGAGCATCAGTAAGAGGATAATAATTAAACCAAGTAGATGGTCCAGCTTGAACTTGAGTATTAATCTTATTTGTAAAATTATACAATGGAGAATATGCTATAGGTTTAGATGGAACAGATTCATCATCGGCATTATATACAAGTATCTGAACAGTTAAAGATGTTCTATACGGATCATTATGATACTCAGTATTTCCCATTTTTCCATTGCGTACATATGATAAATAAAGATTATTTGCAGAGGAACTAGCATTAGCATTGAAGAACACCTGAAAATCCATTGAGATATTTACTAAAGTATTAGCAGGTGTTGCAGATAAATCAATAATATTTCCTTCTCCAGGAACTATTACCTCGCTGCCATCAACAGAAGTATATCCTCAATTATATGAAGTTGTTGTTCCTCCAGGTTTTAATCCTACCCACCAGTTATCTGCTCCATATTTAATAAGCTTTGCGTTCTCTTTAATAGAATCTGATTCTTCATCTTCACTACTTCCAAGCAAGGGAAGAGCTACAAATGATTTACTCCAATAAGGATTTGCATAATTAAAGAAGTAATCATCAAATATTACATCATATCCAGAATTCTCTTTTCTACAAATAGTTTCTATAAGCTTAGAAAGTTTTAACACTGGTCTTTGCATATAACTGCGTAAGTCTCTTATTTCCCATTCTGTATAAGCTCTATTTAATTGTGCTAAAGCATAACCATTATATGGAGTATATGTTGTTCCTCCATCGCTTGCAGATTTGGGAAATAGAGTGTCTCCTGCTGTATTTATTAAACAAGTTTCATTGTCAAAATTCTCATATAAACCATTATATGCAGGAATAAATCCAACAAAGCTATCTAATGTAGTAAAGTCGCTATTCCAATAATTATTAAATGATTTATTTACAAAATCTTTATTAATATAAAAATCCATTTCAGTATCAGCAGGTAAAACATTACCTTCCTCATCTGTAATAAAGTATTGTAAATCAGCAAGAGTTCTTAATGATCCATCTTCTTTATATTTAAGCCCATAGAAGAAATCTCCTAAGCCTCCATATAAAGTAATGTTATATGTAATGACCTTCTGTTTAATTTGTATGGTATTTAATTGCATATAACCAGATTCTATTAAATCTCCATTATCATAGATTCCAAAATCAACTCGTTTTGAAGGATTGAAATTAATACCGCTAAACTGACCGTCTTCAATATGTTGTAATCTATCTAATTTATAGATTTCTCCAAATATCTTATTATTATTTTTGGTACCAGGTATAGAAATCGTCTTACTAAACGAGTTCTTGACTATAGTGGGGTTTTGGAAATCCTCAACTGTATAAGTTATAGGAAGACTAATTCCCTCACTACAGTCAACCTCTTTATTTGCAATAAATAATTTAATATTCTTTCTCATTTTATTTTCTATATTTATCTTGAGAACTTTGCACTTCTATAGTATAATAAAACATATTTTTACCCTGATTACTATATGTCTTATACTCACAACTATTATTAGTAATTATTACAGGAATAATCTTATTATCCTCCAGATTATGTAAATATACCATAGTAGATTCTAATAGATGGTGCATCTTTGATGCTTGAGTATCTGTAAGATAATTAGTATATAAAGTCCATTCTGGAACTATAGTGTTTAAATACTTATTTTTACTAAACTGAGAAGCGGTATTTAATACCTTTCTTACATAAGTCTGAGATTCAATTTGATCCGTTTGTTTAACATTACCTTGTACTAATAAACTATCCCATCCTCCATAAGCATTAGTATAATATAATACATAATTCTTATTAGTAGTATCAATCTGATAATTAATAGTTGTAGTAAAAGAGCCAGATTCAACAAATCCTATTTCATATTTACTCTTGCATTCTAAAAGTAAATTGCCTAAAGGTTCTGCATAAGTATAACCATTAATTCCTTGTCGTAATGTAATATCTACAGTAGTTGCTACTCCTTCAGGTGTAGTATAACGTCTATTAAGCACACCTTCACCAGTTGGGAATATCCAACTACATAATACATACTGTCTTGAATCAACTAAAGTGTCAATAGGATCACTTAAGAAATAAGGCTTAGTTAAATCTGTATCTTTATAAGACCAATCATTAAAGAATGTTACAGGCTTTTCACTACCGCTTGAAGTTATTAATGTAAAGGTTTTTAAATAGTTAGGTATAATTTCTGTCTTTCCAAAAGATGGAAATATAATGCCGTTATCTAAAAAGTCTTCAGATACATCATTAAGTAAAAATTGTACTCCTGTAGTATCAGGATATTTATAAGCTTTACCAGCATAAATAGTATCTCCTGCATAATCAAGATGATATTCTATAAAATCATTTAAAGTTTCCTCTTCTCATATATAATCTTTCCATATTGGAGATATATCTGCTTTAACCTCTTGTACAATATTAAATGAAGTATTTATAACACTAGAACCATTTTTTACTACTGTAACTCCAACTGTTGCTTTTCTTGAAGCATTACCTGTATTTTCTGTAGCATCAAAATTAATACTTACAATATTCATACCTCCTGGAGTTCCTCTTTCTATTACTAACTCCATTTTACTTAACCAAGTCTGAGCATCTGCTGGAATTGCAAATACTACATCATCTAAATTATCAGAACCTGTACCGTCTATCTTATATCTTCCTGCTGTATATCCAATACTAACACTGGACTTTAAAGATAAAGAAGTAGCTAACTTAGTAATTGGAACTGTAGCATTTAATGTATATCCACCAGAGGTTATTGCAGTAACTAATGCAGCATAGTTTTTAATACTAGTTGTAGCATTATCAGGAAAAGTAATAACAAAGTATTTATTAACTTTATCAACCATAATATTTGAAGATCCTGGACAAGTTACAGATAATTCTGTTATCTCTTCCTCAGTACTTGTTAGAGTGCACATAAATCTATCAGTAACACCTGGGCCAGCTCCATAAGTTCCAGATGATGGATTAACTATTAACTTCAAATCTTCTGGAACTCCACTCTTTTCAATAGTAAAGCCATAACTATAAGAAATAAACTTATTAGTATCATAATAAGCTCCTAATTGAATAGTTCCAGTAAGATTAGTATTCCATTGAGTATTAGCATTTACTGTAATCTTAAACTTAATAGAGCAGGAATCCCATTCTAATACCTCAACACTTACTAAAGCAATAGCCTTTACTACATCACAAGTTCATTTAATAATATCTGCTCTACCTAATATATATTCAACAGTATAAGTACCTCCAGTATTGGGTACTGTTATACTGCTATTTGCAGGATAATATCCAGGGGCTTTACTATGAAGATAAACTGGCATAGTATCTTCCAATAAAGCAGTAGTATGTCCTCTTGGATAGAATCTAAATATTGTAGAAGAGTCCGTTGTAATAGTTGAGGGGTTTCTAAAGTTAATAGTACAACCGCTTGTACTTGCATTAGAAATAGTAACATCTAATGGACCCTCTTCTGAATAGTCATCTCCTCATAGCCAATAATCATATACTCCTGTAAGACCCCATCCTGGATTTTCCCATTTAACAGGATATGTTCCTGTACTTCTTGGTATTCCTAATTTACTTGGTATAAATGTCATTTTTAAAAGTCTTTAAATACATTATTAACTTGCGTTTCTAAATCTTTTGTAATTGCATCATCTAACAATGCAACAGCCGAAAGCTCATCTAAAGATTCTTCTAATATACGCTTTCCTTGTGTTCCTTGTAAATGAATCTTTCTTGCAACTAAGTATGCAAGTTGATCTGTAGATGGAAGTTTACCTCCATAAGGTCTTGGTAATACAGGTTTAGTTCTTATCCAATTCTTTATTTCACTAATAGGTGGAAATTTACCTGGAGATCTACCTTCTTCCAAATACTTTCAGTAATCTTGAATTTGTAAGCTGACTTCATAAATTCCATCTTGATCCTCAACAATGTAGTTTAAAGTATTACCTAATGTACCTGTATCATCAGCATTATTCTGTAATAACTTCTGTCTATATATTGAAATCAATTGACTTCCATATTGTCTTAGTACTCCTTCAAGATTAGGGAATTTTAAATCTTGACTTGTCATTTTTTATAAAATATATTGTTCTGAATATTAGTAGCTATACAAAAAGCAAGGGAGATTTTTACTCCCTTGTAACTTTTTTATATTATCTTAGTACCAAATATGAGTAAAAAGGTTACAGTTAGTGTCTCCTCTTTCACTCTTCTATTTGTCTTTTTTCTTCATTTCCTTTATCTATTAGATAACATATAATATTAAGAAACTCTTGAATATACATATCATAGACTTGATGCCAATTTAATCTTGTAACTTCACTAACTCTGTCTATTCAACAAACCCAGTTCCATTTTGCACCAAACTCACTGTTTTCCGAGACTGAACGATCATCTTCCTTAATTGATACTTCTTCACTGGATCTTTCTCCTTCTTCAGCATCTTCTTCATCTCCCTTATTGAAGAGATTAGGGTACTGACCGTTAATGCGGCTAATAGATTGCAAAAAAAAACCATAATGTCATTTATGACAGTAATTGGAATTTTATCATATAACTTATCTGCCAGTTCAATTAAATCATAGCCTTCATTATATTTCTTACCTTTTGGAATTAAGAAGCATAAAAAGATATATTTAAAATTCTTTTGATAGTCTTTATAAAAGTTCTGAAAATCTATATATTGAGCAGCAGTCATCTGCCTAATATTTAATTGTACAGTATATTTATCTCCAGCAATAGTATATTCAGTTTCTGGAGCCTTAGCTTTGTATTTATTGATTATAAATTGAACTTTACTAAGTTCTGTAGCTAATTCATCTAATCCCATACTCAAAAGAGCATCTCTTGTTTTATCTGGATCATCTGAAAGTAATGCACATATCTCAATACTTCTATCTAAATCAGTCATCTTTGCATTACTGTTTATAAACTCCATTAGAGCTTCATATTGTTTAAGACTTACGTCTTCCCATTTAGTTGCTATATTCATTATTTAATTGCAATATTATAAGTTCCTTTATTTGTATTTAAAGCATCATAAGCTAACATTAAAGATATACAAGTATCATCATTAAATCCAGATGGAGCATTATATGATACATTTCCAGTCTTTGGATTATAACTGGCTTCATATAGTCTTAATTCATTTAATAGTTTATCATCCTTTAAAATACCAATCTTTTCGTTTTCTAATGCAGCTTGTAGCTTATTTACAATAGCTGCTTTAGACTTATTAGTAGTTAAAAACTTAACTATCCGTAATTTAGAATTCCTTTTTACAAGAATATCATAAAACACTGAACCTATTGAGTTTTGTTCGACTTGAACTATCTTTATAAATCCCTGATACTCAGTAAATATATTTGTCAGTAAATCAACTTGTTCTGTTGGAGTTTTGTCGTTAAAATACTTTATAAAGACCATCTGCCCATTTTCATTTAAAGCTGTAATACAAGTATAGTCTTTACCAGAACCAGTAGCCCAGTCAACTCCAATATAAAGATTATGATATTCAGGTTTTTTATCAATTATGCAGTTAGATATATTATTAAAGAGACAACCATCATCATCTGCAAACTCCCCAAGATATTCAGTTCTAAATTTATTTTTGGAGGTTGTAAGGCGATACATTTCAAGTTTATCCTCACTCAATAGCATAGAGGTATCTTCTAATGCTCAATCAAAGGATTGATAATATTTGCTAAAATTGCCATCAAAGCCTTTTTTAAAACATTCATAAAAGAATCCTTCTCTAAACCTTGGAGTACTAATTATAAGTATTGGAGCATTCCATACATCAGTGGTAGGCTTAATAATTTCAAATACTTCATCTTTAAGATAAGCTGCCTCATCAAGTACTAATAATCCACTAACGGAGAATCCTCGTAATGAATCCATTTGTTCCCCAGATCTAAATAGTATAGAACTGCCATTATTAAACTCTAATTCTAATAAGGTTTCATTCTTTCTCCTTAATATATCAGAGTCTATAACAGCTTGTACAAGTTCTTTAAATACCTTTCTAGATTGTCCAAGAGTTGGTTCAACTATACAATTAACACTCCCAGGATAATTTATAGCGAATCTCAATAATTCATTTTCTGCCAAGAACGATTTACCTACCTGTCTCTTTGCTTTAATTGTAAAGATTTTACCAGACCTATATGAGTCATTCATAGCAGTATGTACCTTTAATTGATAGATAAATGGGCTATATCCTTTATATATTTTTGTCATTGTTAATTGGATCTCCAAATTTAAACTGGACTTCATTATTCTGAATAGCTACAATAGTCTCAGGTTGATTTAATCCAAACATACTATTTATAGTCTTAATAATCTCATTTGCAGCTCTAATATCTCCCTTACTAATAGCAGTATCCAGTAATGATTCCAATCTTGATAATTGTATATGTCTAAGGTTTTTTATAAGGTTATCGTTCTTTTCAGCAATTATCTTATAAGCTTCTCCAATATATCTTGCAGCTGTTGATTGGCTTACATTATATTTACTTTGAAGTTCCTCACTTACTTTATTTCTTGACCATCCTTTATTAAATAACCTTGCAGCATAAAGATATTTAGTCTTTACTTCGTCTATTTGTTCCTTTTCTACCTCTGCCTTTTTCGGTCTCCCTACTTTCTTCTTTATTTGCTCCTTCATCCTCAATAGTTTTTAGTTTTTCAACATATTCAAAGTAGTAAACTCCAAGTCTCTTTATAAGGTTAAGAACACAAGTTCCGCAGTTTATATTCATTTTATATGGCTGCTCTATTAGTTCCTCATAAATAGCTCTCATTCTTTCAGTATCTTCCTTTTGGATATTACGACAATAGTTAGCTCTAACAGCACATTTAAACCTATTATCGAATTTACTTAAATATTCATACTGTTCTTTTGTTAATTCTTTCATTTTTATTTAAAATATATTATTTTTAATCCAAGTATTTATAAACTATATCTATTAGTTTGGTAATCATATCTTTAATTAGAATCATACAATCCTTTATAACTGGAGTCATAAATGCAATTAAAGCAATATATGCAATCATTAAGAAGCTTAATTGTCCAGTTACTAAGATATATAGTAAACTTGCCCACCAAGTGCAGCATAGAGAACATCCAAATAAAGGTATAGACCAATCAGTATATTTAACTCCAGGATATAGTTTACTTCATACCCATCTATTTGCCTTGTCCATAGCTCCAGATAAATCAATGCAGAAGACAAGAATAATAGCTATAAAAAGTATGCTTAACATAATCTCTCTCTTATTTGTTTAATAAATCTCTGAATAGTCGTATGACTAATTCCCAGAATCTTCCCAACTTCTCTATAACTTCGATATTCAGCATATAAGATAATTATAGTCTTATCTGCTCTATTTAATGCCTCTCATTTCGGATAAATTGCAAGTAATCTATCATCCATCTCTGTAAAGGTATCTATTTCAAAGTTATACTCAATTAATAAATCATCAATATTAATCTTCTGCTTCATTTAACCAATCCTCTAAATTATCCGTTTGTTGTTCTAATGGCTCTTTAAATATTTCATAGTACTTTTTATATTGGTAATAGTATCTACTATTCTTAGAAAACCAATTATTCTTAAATACTCTTGTAATCCAATACTTCAGCTCATTCTTACTATCTAATGACTGAAGCTTGGAATTAGATGTTTCTAGAAGTGCAATGCAGACCATTTGTGTGCAATCGTCATCTGCACCAAATTTTTCTTTTAACTCCATAATAAACGGATAGTATTTCTCTATTATTTCATTGTTATTCATATTCCCAAATAAACCCTCCAGCTGTTTTTCGCTGACCTTTAAGAACTTTTACAATGTTTCTGGATTGTATATTAAGTCCCCGTTCAGCATCTATTGCGGAATCTCATCTCTTAATCAAACTTCCATCTAATGATAGCTGTCTAATTGCTTTCTTATGAGAAATTCCTACTTTAATATTATGACTGCCATAATTATTGTTATATTCATAAGTACAGTACTCTAAATTATCTAAGTTATTATTTAGCTTATTTTCATCCTTATGGTTAATACATAAGTCACTTTTACCTATGAAAACTTCTGCCACTAGTCTATGTATTAGATATTTCTTTTGCCCAAACTGATTATATAAAGTAACATAATAATATCCACTATTTTGGAGTTGAGGTTTGATATTTTTCGGAACTGAGGTTCTAGTACTCCAGACCGAACCGTCAGTTCCTATTAAATAGTTTTCATATCCAGGTATTGCCTTATATGTCGTCATTTCTTATATAATTACTAAAAGTTGTGTCTATTTCTAATTTAATTGCTTTCTTTAAAGATAACTCTGTTTTTAAAGAGTATTTATATTCTCCTCCAAAATCAGTTGTACTTCTTCCATATTTCATTGAATCTTTAATAAAAGCTCTTTTTACATCTTTATAAATATAAACTCCATCATCAAATATAATGACTAATATAGAGTTACATTTACTAAGTATATCAAACTTATCCCTATTTATAATTGTAGTTGGATATTTATCGGATTTAAATCTTCTCCTTTTAACTTCAATTATATAATCTATATTATTCCAAGTAAATGTTCCATCATATCTGGAATAATCGTCTTTACATCATTCTATTTCTATATTATATTTATCTTTAAATAGATTCTTTATAAAGACTAAGCTTCTTATATCTGTTTTCATTATCTTACATTATGAATTTTTAAGGTTACATCACAATACTGTTCATATAATTCAGATACTTCTGAACTTCCAGGATTATGCCACATTACAGAGTCTAATTTATGCTGGAGTTCTGCCTGTTCTAATCTAAGCTCAAATGTTTTAGTTTGGTAGTCTCCATAAGCATTATATACTCTAATACCAGCTATTCCCATTAAAATAATCGTTGCAATAATTGCATATTTAAATATATTTTTCATAATTTATAAAGTTTAATTGTTAATATTATGTCTTTTATTGTAATACAAAGATAATACATTTTTATCCAATCTCCAAATTTTTTAACAACTTTTTCAAAAAAAATTTAAAATTTTTCATAAAAATATTTGGAGATTTAAAAATAATGTTGTATATTTGTACTATGAAAGTAAGAGATAATAAATAAAAAATTTATTAAAAATAATTGCAAAAATATTTGGAAATTGAAATTTTATGTATTATCTTTGTACTATCAAACTAAAACTACTTCCATATTGAAAATTGAGCTGGGATTAATTCCCAGTTTAATTTTAACCTTTACTGTAACTTTTTTACTAATATTTTGTAGTAAGATAAATAAAAAAAGTTACATATAAAATTTATTAACTTATTAAAAATTACTATTATGAAAACTTATTTAAATAATTTAATCAATGAATTACCTACTAACTGCTTATTTGACAAAGGTAAAGTAGGATGTGGTGGAACTTCAATGGCTTTAGAGTGTGATAAGCCTTATGTTATATGTGTTCCATTTGTAAGTTTAGTTGAGAATAAACTTGCTCAATATCCTAATGAAAGACGTAAAGAGCCTATTTTTGGAGTTTATCAAGGTGTTACTAAGACAGATATTGAAGCTTATATATCTTCAGTTAAATGCCCTAAAATCATTGTTACTTATAATTCTCTTTATAAAGTAATAGAAGCAGTAAATCCTAAAGATTATAGCCTATTAATTGATGAATATCATATACTATTTAATCAATATAGTCTTAGAAGAGACGCAATTAAAGATGTATTAAAGACATATAGCTTATTTAAAGAATATACATTTATGACTGCTACTCCCTTAGAAGATGAATTTGTTTTAGATGAATTGTCTAAATTGCCATTAGTAAGACAAGAATGGGATGATGTTATTGAGACTAAAGTTCAGACTGTTAAATGCAAGAATGTAGAAGCTTCCACAATTAAGCTTATAAATGGATTTTTAAGTGGAAATGTTGAAGGTAATGCTTATATATTTGTTAACTCTGTTGACTTTATAAAGAATCTTATTTTAAAGGCTAAACTTACAGCAGATAACACAAGAGTAGTATATTCTAAGAATAATAGAACTAAACTGCCAATTCAGAATTCTTCAGTAAATGATGAACCTAAGAAGATTAATTTATTGACTTCTACTGTATTTGAAGGTTCTGATATTTATGATGAAAATGGAAGAATTATTGTAGTTAGTGATTCCTCTAAAGCTCAGACTCTTTTAGATATATCTACTTCAATTCAACAGATTGCTGGTAGAATTAGAAATAGTAAATATTTAAATTGGATTACTCATCTTTATTCAGCCACAAGATATGCAGAGATAGATTATGATACATTTAAAAATAATACATTAAAGAATATTGAAGAAACAAAGATTGCAGTTGAATCATACAATCAGCTTCCAGAAGTAGCTCGTAAGAAGATTACAGACTTTACAAGTGACACATATATTCAAATTAATGAGGATTATACCTTTGAATTTGACCCAAATATGGCTAAAGTAGATATATTCAATTTTAAGGTTGCAAGAGGTTTATACTCTGTAAGAGTTAATCTTACTAATGAATATCTAAAGAATGGCTTTATAAAGGTTGCTGAATGTGAAGATAAATCTATTAAGATAGACCTTGAAGCTCCTAGTAAGTCATTTCAGGAGCTTATTAAAGATGTAAGAGCTGAATGGGAAACTAAATTTAAAGTTGGAACTCCTATATTAAATGAAGCTCTAATTAAATATCCTTGGTTAAATGATGCAATTAATAAACTGGGATTTGAAAGAATGGCAACTTTGGGTTATTGCATTAAAGATATTAAAGAGGAACTTGTTAAAATATCAGATAAAAATATGCCAAATAAGGTTGCCAAATTACTTACAAGAGATATTCAGAATGGTATGTTCTACAATTTAGCTTTATTAAAGAATAGGATTGCTGATGTATATAAGACTTTAGGTATAAAGAAAACTGCAAAGGCAACAGATATTGAACACTATTTTGAAGTTAGAAAATCAACTAAAACTGAAAAGGATGTTAGAAGCAAAGGATACATTATTATTAGACCAAGATTCATATTTAAATAGAATTGCGGATATTAAAGAAACTCTTAAAAAGTCAGAAGATACTATTAAAGAGTTTGATAAGTGAATGAATGAATTTAAAGAGAATTCTAAGAAATTAGGAGATATTATAGATAGAGTATTAGCACAAAGAGATTTTACATTTATTTCAAAATTTGATTAATTATGGATGATTTTTTATTTAAAAAGCTTAAAGAACTAGAATATAGAATAGTTCAATTAGAAAACCAAAACAAAGGGTTAGTTTGGGAAGAAGTAGAAGAAAAACCAGAGATTCCTAACGCAACATATATTGACTAATATGAAGTACTTTACATATAAATTATGCTTAAATGGAATAAATTACGTTTATGTAATTCCTGAAAATAGTAAATTCTTAGTAGATTTACAAACTGGAGAATTAATACCTAAAGATGAGAAATTATTTGAGATAATGGAATAAACAAAAAGGAGGGTTATTTGCCCTCCTTTTCTTTTTTATTAAACATATCTTCACTTGAATCCTTTAGCTGTATTTGCTAATCCACCACATACTCTACTAATAGCTCCTCTATCAGTTCCTACAGATTTGGCTGCTTCTGTGCAACTTTCATACTCTTGAATAAAATTACCATCTAAATCATACTGAGCTACTTTACGACATCTTTGTTTGTTATGAGCATCTACTTTAACTCTTCAAGATTCTGGGCAATTATGTTTCTTTCCCTTATTAGAATTAGACAGTTTCTTCTTTCATTCAGAATTAAATTTGACTCCGTAATTGCCTCCTTCTCCTCCTGGCTTCAAGTTTAAACACATTGGATCTACTTCCCATTTATCTCCTATTAATTCATACTCCTTTTTAGATAATTCATCTGAATCATTACAGAATGCAATTATTTCTTTTTTATATGCATTAGGAAATCTTTTATAGTAGTTCTTAATAATTTTACCAGAACCTTTATATGGATCTTTATATGGGTCTTTTCCTTTATAAATACGCTTACCAATGTAATATTTTCCTCTCAATGAGCCAGCAGTTAAATAAATTTTATAACAATAGTAAAACATAATTATATAATAGTAAATTTCTGTCGTCTTTGCATCCCGTCTTTATTCTTTAATCCCAAGTGTATTCAACTAGCTATACCATTCCTAGGCCTTTCATATATCAACTGGTCGAAATCAAATTCTTCGATAGCTTCAGCAATCCAACTTTGGAATACTTTCATATTACCATTAATTGGAGATATATCTGCTGCATACCCTGTTAAATGAGCAGAAGTTGAAGATCCTCCCACTGCTTTATTAAGCTCCTTATTCCTAAAACCAGAGGAAATCCTGATGCCTGCATTGCCAAGCTGATTGTCATCACAATACTTTGCCCATCTCTCTCTTATTGGGTCTAAAAGCTTCTCGACCAACTCTATCAGGTGCTCTGTTATACTCTCATCTGGAGTGTTATCTATATGCTTAATTGAAGCAGTATCAGATCTTGTTAATTCTTCGAGTGTGAAATACTTCATTATTTAAGTATATCTTTAATCATAACATATCTATAAAATAGATGTGAAGCCACACCTATTACAAGTAATACTACAGTAATCCAAAAAGGAATTACTTTGATTAGTAAACATATCAGCAGAATAATAACTACTGCAATTACATATTTTAACCAATATTTCATATTATATTTTATTTAAAATTATACTTATCTGTATTCCAGCTCTTCTTAGATGTACTCAAGTATCATAAGGCATAGGTGTATCACAGAATGATAAACCTAAAATGCCAATATCTTTATCCTCAGTCTTTAAATAAAATACTGCTATTTCATTCACTCTGTTGGATTTAAATGCATAATATAATCTTGGATCATCTGCTTCTAAACTATCTATATTACCAAACCATCCATCATTCTTAGAAAACTCTATAATTGAAGTATAGTCAGATAACAGGAAGTCTTTATAATGGCTACTTACAGATCTTATTCCTGGTTTTACTTCCTCTGCATTCATTACTCCATAAGTAAATGGAAGTCCTCCTAATCCAGTAGTTCCATTATGATATTCAATAACCCAAGCTCTATCAGCATTGGTACTTTGAAGCAATTCTTTAAGCTTATATTTAATCTTCAAAGTTGCTTCATTTCTTGCAATAGTTTTAGAATTGTGAGTTTGTTCAATATAGGTTACAACCTTATTATAAACAATAGAGGGATTAAGTGTAATAACCATTACATAGGATATAAATATTAATCCAATCCCTGCTTTAAATATCTTTAGTAATCCATATTTATCTACTCATTCTAATACCTTTCCAAACCAGTTTAATTTATTTTCCATTACATATTATACTTAAAGGTATATCCTTTAGTTTGTTTTTGCCTACCACTTAAAACTGAAGATATTAAAGAAGAAGTTATGTTTAACTCTCTTGCTGCTGATCTTATACTTTTATAAGATTTTATAAATCTTCCATCTAAAGTGTATTGACTAATAGCTTTAGTTCCATAGTTTTGATTTTTCTTGCGTATTAATTCCTTAGTTTCTTCCGAATGATGCTTACCATAAAATGGATTTTTATTTCCTATTCTAGTTTTAGCAAATTCAGAAATAATAACTTTAGTTTCATTAGAAACTATAGGATGATTACTTGTGTCAGTTCTATTATAACCAAATCTTAAATCTGTAGTATTATAATAGCTAAAGAAGTATTTTTCAAGATATTTCATTTCTGATTCACTATTTACATAATAAATAGTGTGTTTAATATTGTTTCAACCGTACTTTTTAATTGGTTTATAAACAAATTGATCTTTATATCCTTCTCCACCTCTTCATCTACTATTTACTGATTGAGTAGTCAATCCAACATATCTTTTCCCATTTGGAAAAGTATGAATATAAACTACATACTGTCTTGACATAAGCCTAATGTGTTGTCAACTTGGAAATCAGCTCTAACAAACACTCCACAGGTAATATCTTTGAACTTTTGATAGAATGGAGTATAAATTAAAGGATAAGCTATTTCAACTTCTGGATATAGGTTATTAAAACGATTAATTATATTTTGCAGTGCAAGCATACCTGCTGACTGTTCCTCCAATTGGTTGTTATCAGTCTCATCCCATCTTGATACGAAGTATAGGTTTAAAGAGTAAGTAATAGTATCTTCATCTACACTAAAAGTATTAGGTGTTATATAGAACACATTATACTCAATAGTTGGTAAGCTATTTAACTCATAAATGTCTTTACTTCCTACAAAATTGATGTTTGGCTCTTCTAATGCACAAGCTTTTAAATTGCTAATTATCTCATAGTAGGTCATAATTACTTACTCTTTTTATTATTACTTGAAGGGAAATCATAAGCTCTTTGAAGAGGTCCCTCTCCAGGTTTAATGCTCCATCCTTTACCTCTTGCACCACCAAGCCAGATATTGCAAGATGAGCTAGAATAAAGATTGGGAAACATATCCTTTAATGGCTTATATGTATAAAGCTCAGGGAATTCATTATAATATGTAATTATAAAGTCCTGTAAACGAGTCTTAAAGAAATCCGCCTTATCTCTATAATACTTCTTAATTTGATTTACTTGACTTGCTTCAGCAGCAATATCCTTCTCATCATCAGTTCTCATAACTCCAAAATTACCAAGCTTATAAGATATAGGAATTACTATCTCACTAAGTACTTGATAAAGTAAATAAGGCTGAACATAATAGTCTAATAGCTCTTTATATCTGTAGTTATCAGAATCATCAATAGAATCACTTGGAAGTGGCTCAGGAGGCTCTATTGGATGAACTGGAGTATGAGGATCAATCCAATTAATACATTTCTTTTGTAATGCTTCCAATAGCTTAGTACCAATAGTTGACTGAAGTTCTACATCTTGAGCACTTGTGATGGCTGCTTGTAAATATTTACCCGATATATTGTTATCTAATGTAGAATTTGACTTTATATAGTCTTCTGAAATAAGCAGTACATTTCTATAGTTAAGTTGTTCCATCATAAATAAATTTATTGTTTTTATAAGGTCTATTTTCTTTTAAAGCTAAATATAATCCAGAACGTTCTCCATTAACTGATTTAACAGCTTCTTTCATTGAATTATATCTTGCAATAAAATTCCCATTCATATCAAATCTTAATATAGGCTTAACTCTAGTAATTCGTCCTTTGGAAGCATTTCCAATTTTAATAAGTGTTTCCAAAGTATAGATTCCTTTCTTTCCTTTATTCCAGGGTGTTTTACCTTTTTTAGAATTTGACATTTTTGCTCTACTCTCATTAGAAAAAGAATACCCGTATGTACCTTCTCCTCCTGATGTTATATTGTAACCATTTTCAGGAGTATTTGTTTTATATTTATGTATCAATATCCTTTCTAATGTCTTAGCACAAGCTTCTGGTAAATTATCTTTAATTATGATATGTTCAAATCCATCTCAGCTATATTTTTGTATCGCTTTATAAAAGTAAGCTTGAGTAGAGTATCCATATCCATTTTTTCACCTAGCTTGCACACTTTGTCCAGTAATGCCAAAATATAGCTTATTGTTATACTTATTTATATGGCAATAAACAGTATAATTATTCAACATTTTGTTTGCTATCTTCTTGTCCATTTGGAGTTAAGCTAAAAGGAGTTATAGTTATTGAACCTTTCATTCCAAATATCTTATCAAATGTATCTACTATTTCGACCTGAATTGGTCTAACTACTGTACGATTATAAAGTTTAAAAGCTTCATTAAATTCTTGTTCGTTGAATCCACTTGAGTAGTTAAGGCCAAAAAGTACACTATTAGCTCTAAATGCGCAGAATATCTGTTCTCTTGTCCTATCAGATAAAGCACTATATTTCTCATCAAAATCATCAGAATCTAAACGCTCAATAGTAGTCTTATTTGTTTCATCATCATTATATGAAATAAGAACTCTACCAGCATTCTGATAACCAGAGAACTTCTCATTGATATTCATCTCAATCTCTTCTTTAACTTCGTCTGTAGGCTGTCCATTATTAAAGTTAATGATAAGATTGCCCATAAATCCATTATGAAGAGAATTTAGATGGAACTCATTAATATTCTTCTCAGTTTCGCAAGATAGGATAGCTGCACCATAAACAGGGACTGGATATACTTTTCTTGTTATATAACCCTTATTATAAACAACACTTGTAGGATTATCATCTGAATAATTAAATTTTGGATATTTGATAGCTTTAATAGACCAAGCAGACCAATCATCAGCATAATAGAATACTTCATTCTTTTCATCAGAACGAATCTTCATAAAGTCAAGATGATAGATCTCTGAAACTCTACCTAACATATCTCTAATTATTTGTAAAGCATATCCTCCAAAAATCATCTTATCTTTAGATACTTTACGCATAATATCCATAATAGTCTCACCTTTCTTGTTTACAACTACTTCAAATCCTGGAGCATTACATTTAACATCGTTACCAACAATAAAGTCAGCAGTACCATTAATGATAGATTGAAGAGTAGCTACATTTAAATATAGATCCCATAGATATAATGGATATTTATTATCTTCTCCTCACATTACATAATCTTTTCCTCTTACTTTAGTTTCTGTAGGTAATACGATATTACTTGCAATAAATGGATCAATAGCACTTAACTGAACTTTTGTTTTATTTTCGCTCATAACTTACGTATGTATTAGGTTTGTCGTATTGATAATTATTATTCTCATAATCTCCAATTCTTATTAATCCTGTTCCCAATATAGGTATTGGTTTACCAGCAACTAATATCTGAGTACCATTAGTAAGAGTATTATTATATGTAACCAGAATAACTGGATTGCCATATAACTCTGATCTAAATGGATTGTTTACATCAACTATAACTTGAAATTTATTTGGATTAGTAAATAAAATATATTGATATTCACCGTCTCTCATTCCTTCTTGAAGTGTAATATCAAACTTATAGTAGATATTCTCAGAATAATTCTGATTTTCAAGATCAAATGTATAAACTTCTTTAGTAGTTGTATTTTGCATTAATAGAGTATAATTCATATTTTACAGCAATTTACATTAGTTTTACATATCTTTTTCTTAAAATATAAACTAATTTACTAATGTATTAAAATAATTAAAGGAGACCTAAGCCTCCTTTAATGTCAAGTTTTTTACTCACTCAAAGTACTAAGAAAAAATAAAAACTGACAATTAGTTTGAACTTGCTAAAGTTCAGTTTTTAGATGCAGCTAATGATTTCTGTTCCTCAGTAAGTGCATTATAAACGTTAGTATAAAAAGTTAAAGTTTTGGTATCCTTTCCAGTTAAATCACTAACATTTGTAATAATATCAGTTACTGATTGACTATTTAGTGCTCTAAAATTTGCTAAATTCATACTTTTATCAGCTCCTTCAACACCCCCAAAATAAGTAACAATAGTATTAGCAGATACACATATTGAAGTTTTATTTAGATCTTCTGTTAATGTGCAATTATTTAATTTAATTTTTCCTACTGTTGTAACACCCTCATTATATGAACTAAAGTAATTATATAAAGACAGTTGTCCATTAATAACTTCAATTTCAGGAACATTACTGCTAACAGCATAAAAGAAAAATTGTAAAGATGATACACCAGTATCAACTTCATTTATCACTTTTAAAGTAGTTGGTAAATTAGAAGCATTAAAGAATGTTCTTGTTGCATAATTTCAACTAGAGGATAAGGTATTAATTAATTCTAAATTATTTAGTATGCCTTGAAATCCAGAAAATGTGTACGAATCCCCAACATTAGTTCTTATATTATCAATATATATATTATATGTGTTTTGGAAGGCATATGATGCGTCATATACTTTAGACAGATCAATATGACTTGATATATCTATTGTAGATATGAAATTAGTCCCATCAAATCAATGATTTATATTATCTGGAAGAGAATATTCTATATTATTATATTGCTCTTGTGTCATACTAGAATATGCAAATGTTAATCCATAATCATTTAAATTAACCTTTCCTCCACCACCTCCAGAAATCTGTCCTATCTTATCTGCATAGCTTCTAAAGGTATCGGAATCTGATACAGCAACACCTTTAGCTACAATAGCATCTTTAATGGCACTCTTAGTACCTTCAAGATACGTTAATTTATCAGAAATTGTATTTGCCATATTAGATTACCTCACCATTAATTGTATCAAGAGTAGTTGAAATATTACCAATCTGAGCTTGAATTGCTGAGATTTCTCCATCTAACTCTGTCATCTTTGTATTATATGCATCTGTAGTTACATAGTTTGATAACTCACTTTTATCTGCTTTAAGTGCAACTTCATCTTTCGTAGCTAATCCAGATACATCAGGAATCTTATTCTCTACAGCTGTAAGCTCTTCTTTAGTAGCAAAATCACTAGTATCAGGAATTTCTGCTTTAGTTGCATAATTACTTAAATCTACAGATAGTTGCAAACCTTCTCCATTTCTATGTAAAGATAGAGGTTGATTAGCTTGGAATACTTCCATCTTAGAAGTTTCTAACTCCTCAACTTCCCCTTTAAGATTAGTAATCTCAGTATTAATTGGAACAAGCTTAGCATCTATAGATTGATCTACTAAAGGGGGAACTTGATCTTCAATACTTTCTGTTACTTTAGTATCAATTAACTCTTCTGCTTTCTCTTCAGAAATGTAATTACCTTTAGGTTGAAATCTAGCATCTGCTTCAATCTTTGTATAAGAACCAACTGGAAGCTGAGCTGTCTCAATACCACATTTCTTACTAACATAGAAGGTCTGAGTATTCTTAGTATTCTTTAATATAATCATAGTTTTATTATTTAAGAGATTCTTCAATAGCCTTCTCAGCTTGTTCTTTATAAATCCTGTCTTGTTCCAGGGATATTTCTCTTAGATGAGTTAAATCGCAATCTAATGGACAAATACACTCTTTAAATGAGTTATACCCTTTAATGTCCATTTCGTCTTTATAGTTAGTCAGAAGCATACTATCTTCAGGCTTAACTACTTGATACTTTTCTTTAATTTCAACTTTCATATTAGTATGTTACTGACCAGCCTTTACTGGTGATTTGTGATTTTTGTTCCTCTGTTAATGAATTGTAAACATTCTCTGCAAATTTTATAACTCCAGCAAGTGATTCTCTTGGAATAGCTAAATTATTAATTATATTCTGTACTGATTGATTAGTTAACTTTGGGCTATCTTCAAAATTTAATCCAGCAAAGGAGTTAGTAGTAAAGCATTTTCCTATATCTTTAAACCCTCCAACATTCTCTAAATTAGATAAACGATTAAACGTAAGACTTAAATATTCCCAAGAATATGCATCATATAAAGGTATGGTGGTTAATGAAGTACAACCATCAAATAATCTGCTTACATTAACTGTATGAGTTACTAAATAATCCCTATGAGGAAATGTTATATTTGGAGCCGTAATTAAAGATCTACAATTTCCAAACATCCAGTTATAATTATATATCTTAGAACCATCAAAATCTCCTATAATAGTAGTTAATGAAGTACATCCTTGTAATGTACAATAAAAACCGCCCATATTGTATAACAATCCTAATTTATCTTCTCCACCTTCAACCATTCCAGTATCAAATGTAGTTAAATCGGCGCAACTTTGAAAAAGTCTCATAAATACCACATAATCATCATTAGATGCAGGAACATTGAATTTTTTATAATCCTCGTTAGTAACTACAGCAGAACCAGTAAATGCAGAATCATTTAAAGAATTTGGATAATATCAGCTTTTTACACTGTCTATATTACAATCCGTTACAGGTTTATCATCTAATAAATGCATTTTAACTTGACTTCCAAATTCTGGGTCTATAAAGGTTATAGGATTACAAGGATCAATAGGCCAGACTTTGGTACTGCCAACATATATGGCAGTACCTTGTCTGTTACCTACATAAAAAGCTTTTAAATTATCTCGAATATTCATATTACTCTACAATTAAATATTGAGTATTTGGATCTTTACTTGAAATAGCATCATATTCAGACTGAGTTACCACAAGAATAGTATGAACTTGTGGTTGAGTTCCACTTCCATAAGTAACTGGATTAGAAACACTCTCAATATCTATATTTCCACTACCTAACAAGCTTTCTCCATTAACTGTCTTAATATTTGTTCCGCTAACTAAAGTGTCTTGTTTATTTCCTAATCCTGCATTTAATTCAGTTTCTGTAACATATTCATCAGGAATAGAAGTTAAAAAGCCGCTATCGTTAGTAAGCTCAGATGTCTTAGTTGGTATACCTAAATCCTCAAGACTCTTATTACCACTAAGTTCAACAGAATTAATCTGAGGTTTATTTGTTAACTGAGTATAATCGGTAGTCCCTCCACTACCAGATATTTCAAGATTACCTTCTCCTAAAATACTTTCACCATTAATAGTCTTTATATTAGTCCCAGAGACTAATTGTTCTTGATAATTATGGTAACTCTTATCTACAGAAACTCCAGTTGGAGTAATCTGAGCAGTAACTAAAGTATGATTAGTTGTGCCAGATTCAAAATGGAATGTAGCTTGAATATTTTCTCCTGAAACAAAACATACTTCTGGAGCTGCTATATCACCATAACCTAGAATATTTACATAATAAAGCTCAAATGGTGTTTTATTAGCTATAGCATTCTTAACAGCAGCGAAATCTCCAGAAAGATGAGTAGTGGAATTTATAAATAGAAATGGAATATTAGAGCCACTTTCAATTTCTATATTACCTTCTCCAAGTAAAGACTGACTATTGATTGTTTTGATATTAGTTCCACTTACAAGTAAATCTTGCTTAGTAGCCATCTCTTTATCAAGAGAATCAATCTTATCTCCATCTTCTTCTTGTTTTGTTTTAATAATTGATATATCTGAAGTATTAGTTGCTACTTGAGTAGATAAAGATTCTACCACAGAAGAATCAGCTTTACCAGCAAGTTCTGTTTTTGTTGCATAATCTCCTACAGGCTGTTTAGTAGCAAGCTGCTCATCAACATAAGTCTTATCTGCTTTACCTGCTAAATCTCCAGAAACCTCTGCTTCAGTTACAAAGTTAGAATCATTAGTAAGCTCACTAACTTTAGTTGGGATATCACTCTTTAAAGCATAATCACCAACTGGTTGGTATCCAGATAAATCTACAGATAATTGGGATTTATCTTCATTAAAAGCTAATGGAGCTTGTGGAGTAAATACTCCTTGTTTTTCCTCAAGTTTGGCATCTACTTCTTCTTTAGTATATCCTTTATTAGTAAGATCAACCTCAGTAACTTTAACAGTCATATTACCATTATTTACTAAGATTGCATTAATAACTACTAATACACCATTATCTTGGAAATAATAACCATATAAATCAATAGTTTCAGGATGTTCAATAGTTGCAACAGGAATAACTATAATATCACCTTTATATGTAATCTGGCAGAATAAATAGAAGTCCAGATTAGTTCTAATAAAGTCATAGATATGTTTCTGTCTTACAGGATCATTCTCATCTAAATTAAGTAAGAAATGATTCTCAAAAGCAGAGATTACATTATCTATAATAGATATATTCTTTCCTGCTGTAAGCGTTTCCTGTTTTGAAGCTATCTCTTTATTAATAGCTGTATTTAAAGCATCAATTTCAGCTTTGGTATATTTATCTGTTAATTGTGCATATAGAGGACCATTAACCATACCAGCTTGATTAGTCTCTGTATTATATATTGGAAGTTCAACTGCTTCTCCAGTTTGATTACCAAATACAGGAGCTAAAGTAACTTTAGATGGGACTGATTGAATATTAATGGCAGGTACTATTGAAGCTGCTCCAGATAATTCAGTTCCATTTAAAGATGGTTTGTTACGAATAGTATTATAATCTGCAGAAACAGTATTCTCTTCAATTACTATACCATCACCTTGAACAAGTGTATTTTGCTTTCCAGCAGTGGCTTCAGTAATCTCTGCAGTTACCTCTTCTTTAGTTGGATAGTCAGCTAGTTTCTCAGTAATCTGATTATCAACACCTTCAACTGACGGAATTCCAAGTTCATCAGAAGTCATACTTCCATTTAACTCAACTCCATTAATTTCAGGCTTATTTTGAATATCAAAATAACTGTTTGTTCCTAACTGAGAACCATCCATAACCTTAACTTCATCATCCTTGTCAATAACAATAACTTTAGTCACATTTGACTTATCTATTGTTTCGACTTCAAGGACATTAAGATAGGGAAGAATTGTCTTTTCAGTTTCGTTTGCCATATTATTTATTTTTATAAGATTCCTCTTGTTCTTTTAAATATCTTTCATTTGTTTCTGCATCAATAACCCTATAAATAGATATATCAAAGGTTAAAGGGCAATATAAAATAGTTGATGCACTATACTCTTTAATATCATCACCTTCTTTATATGAGGTGATAAAATATCCTTCATCAGAGTATAACTTTATAAATATGCTAGTCTCAATATGTAAATGTTCCATTATGCTAATATCCAGTTTTTATTAGTAGCTATTGCTTTCTGTTCATCTGATAATTTTGCCAGATTGGTAGCTCCTAATGTTAAAGTTTTGCTATTCTCCCCTGTTAAATCAACTAATGCATTAATAACAGACATTAAAGAATCAGTAGTAAGATTGGTACTTGCTGATAGATATAATCCTGCTCTAAGCTCACCGTTTACTGTAAGATTAGTAATTCCACTACATTTTGAAAATATAGGATTTATTGAACTTTCTTGAGATGTGTATGATGGAATGTTTAATGTTACATCTGTTAATCTAATGCAATCTCCAAACATATTAGTAGTAGTTACTAATTTAGGAGCGTCTAAATTAAGTGTTTTCAGGCTATTATATCCAGATAAGGTACCTCTGCTAAACATATTAGACCCATCTGTTAATTCAGGCATTGGAATAGTGAATGATGTTAAATCAGCACATTCTGTAAACATATATCTGCCATCTTCTAATTTAGGCAATTGCATAGTGAACTCCTTAATTTTTGATCTTTGACATTTATATCTTCCATCAACTAAATTTTCTCAACCTACAACATTTGCAGGAACAGATGTTCCCGTAAACCTATATAAATTAACTACAGCTTGTGTAATATCATAGGTATTCATTGGATTCGTAACATTAACAGTTACATCAATAAACTCCATATAATCATATCCATCTGCAGGATGAATCATTGTAGTTCCATTCTCTGTAATAGTAACTTCTCTATGCTCCTCAACTGGAATCTCTACATCTACTTCAATACTTGATAAACCTTGATAGCCAGCATCAGGTTTAACTTCAGTCATTGATAGGTTTTTATCTATTGTTATATGTTTCTCTTGTAAAGTAGGAGTTG